AACATGATGCTGCGGCGCTCGCCACGGGCGAGGCTGCGGATCAGTTCATTGTCGTCCATCGGCTCTTCCACGACGGGAGCAGAAACGGTGCGAGCCTCAACGTGAGCCTCGGTCGCCGCCTCAATCTCTTCCTCGCGGTCTTGAAGGCTGCGGAAGTCAGTCTCACGGGCCTTCAGGTCGTCCATGTGCGCGAACGCACGATCAACGCTCTGGCGTTCTTCAGCGTCAAGGTTGCGGGACTCGGAGCCTGCGCGGTCAAGGATCTCCTTGGCCTTCTCGTAGGCAGCCACGCGCTCTTCACGCAGATGCTTGATGTAGTCCATGTGTGGACTCCTAACTTGATTGGATTGAATCGCAGGACTAACACCGACGCGGCTCCGCAATCGGAAACACCGAGCGCGGCTCCGCAACTCAGCATCGTGGAGGTGGTCGGAATCGAACCGACGTGCTGCGCGTTTCCCTCGTGGGGCCTTACGCGCAGGCGCACCAATGCACCCCCGAACTAACTAGAACTTCCCAAGCAACTCCAACTTGTCACGCAAAAGATCCAGCGAGTCTGTTTTCGGTTGAGGCGCGTTTACGCGCTGACGCTCAACCACGTCAACCAGCAACTCGGCCTGATCGTCATTCAACTCTTTCCCAGCCTCAAGCGCGGTCAGCGCGTCAGCCAACGCCTCCGCGTCTGTCTGCGTCCGCTGCGCGAGGATCTGCGCCTTGCGAACCGTCGCGCTCGTCGCCTCATACGCTGGGAATCCAGTCACGACGCTGACCTCATGCAGGGCGATCTCGTTGAGGTAGCGGCGCTGCCCGTCGGCGCTCCACTCATCCGTTCCTGACGGAACATGGAAACCGAAACTCATCGAGTCCACGTCACCGCGCTTCATCAACACGGCAAGATCCTTGCTGTAACTCGTATCGGGCAGGTCGGCCTCAACATTCAGGCCACGATCATCTTCCATCAACCTCAACGTGCCAGCCCTCGTCGTGGCGAGCACCATCGTGTCGTCATGATTGACGAACATCTTGATCTGATTCCTGCTCTCAAGGGTGCGCTTGAACGCGCCTGGCCGAATCTGCTCAATGAAAGGCAACGGCTCGCTGTCGCTGTTAAACACAGCCGCGTAACCCTTGAACGTGCTGCTTGATCCTTTTTGACGCAGTTCCAGGTCGTGAACCTGCATCTGCCGAGTCTCAACGTTCGTCATCGTTCCTCTTTCATCTTTGATCTTCTCTGCCTGCGATTCGTAGAACCTGCGGGCAGGCTCAGGGTCTAGGGGGTTGATCCCCCACAAGTAGTGCGCGACAGCACCAGCACCAGGCCAGTCAGGATGGTCGGGGTCGCTGTTCTTGGGGGCTTCTAAGTCAACTGCGTGGCGAGCTGCCCAAGCGTTCGCCCGAACCGCCTTATCGTCACTCATCTCTCCACGGGCCATGAGTCGAGCGTCACGGATAGTGCCCTCAGTCAGTCCATCGCCGCCGAAACCTTGACGACGCAACTCCAAGCCACGACTCGCCGCATCTTGGACGTACTGCGGAACCGTGACTGCTCGCACGCTGCGCCCGCCGCTGTAACGCGGATGATCGGGGTGCAGCAAATCATTGTCGCTCGTGTACGCCTTGTTTTGTGGCCTACCCGTCCGCGCTAAGTAAAGAAAGGCGTTCACACGAGCCATGCTCCACGCGGCCCGACTCACCCCAGGGCGGTGACTGGTTGAGTACGCGCCAGATCCGCGACGGTAAACCGAACGCAAAGCACCAAGCCTCACGCGAGTCCACTCAGGCCGATCATCCTCGCGCATCTTTTGGTTGTGCTCGTCGGCCTTAGTCTTCAACGCCTTGTTCGTGCTGTCGCTCAGTTTGATCCCACCGGACTTACCGCTTGCGCTGCCAGGCTTGTTCGTATCGCTGCCCTTGACCTGATCTTTCTTGGGCGCTGGCGTGCCCGCGTGATAGTTACGTTCACCGCCTGGCTCAATATCTTCAGCCATAGACAACGCAACCATCTGGTCAATCGCTGCCTGCTTGGTCGCGTGACAGCCGAGAACTTCACCATCATCCTTGATGGTCGCCCAACCGCTGCAACCGTAAGCGTCGTCCGTAATGAAATAAGGCATCAGTCTTGCTTTTGCACTAGAACACCAACATCAAGCCCATCAGGGTCGCTCATGGCGTGCAGGCTCTCACCGCTGAGCAAGGTCAACGCTAAAGTCTCGCCAGGGTCCAAGTGCGGCGAGTTGAGCAGGGTGACGCTGGCGTTGCCGTAGTGGACGTATTCGTTGCTGCTTTTGGTCATGTTGTGCAGCGTCACGAACTGCGGCTCAACAGAAGGCGAGACAATCTCAGTCGCGGTCGTATTGCTCAAAGTGTAAAGCGCCTGCGTCATCGTCATGCCTTGCTCCCTACCAAGCACCAATCAACTCAAGTTCACGCTCATCATTCATCTGGCGTTTCTGCGCGTCAGACAGGTCACCGTTCACGAACCCTTCAGCGTGGAACGTGACGGGCTTGACGATCAGCCTCGCGTGACCATCACCAGATCCCGCAGCGACATTGAGCCCGCGAACCTCGCCACCGAACTCCACGCGCCCCAACACGCTGCCGCTGCTCGTGCTCGACCCCGCGACCGATCCAGAGAACGCGGGCGCTTTCTGACGCTTCCGGTACGGGTAGCCACGCGGCTCGTTACCGCTGCTGCTCGTCCCCGTGACGGTGCCGCTGCTAGAGCTCAACCCCGCGACAGATCCAGAATGACCGAGCGTTCCCGTGACGCTGCCGCTGCTCGTAGTCGAGCCCGTAACGAACCCCGTGCCCAAACCACCCAGCACGTTCGTGTCAAGAACACCCAGGGACTCGCTGTCAAGCGTGAACAGGCCAGCCATCAGGACACAGTTTCAGTCAAGTTCCCTGACGCAATCGTGTAGGTGCCAGCAGATGAGAAAGTCTGCGATGCGTTCAATGCACGCCAGCCGTAGAAGGTGCCGCCAGACGAGGCAGACCAGTAGCCGAGGTGAGTGATCGTCGTCCCCGACGGAACGTCAAACACGATGCTCGCGTTCGTCGCCACGCTACCGCCAGACGCCGCAGCCCAACTCGTCGCCCTACGCGCATACGAGCCACCCGACACCTCGTTGCTGCCGTCGCTGCCAGGGCTGGCGGTGTGAAGGCTCACATGACTCGCCGCGCTCGTCAAACCAGCGACCTGCAAGTTCAAGCCCGCTGTTGATAAACCCATGACCTAACCCTCCACGATCTCTGTGATGTTGCCGTCCTCGTCACGCTTGATCTTCCGTGACCGCGCCTGCGGCTCAGGCACCTGCACGTTCACAACGGGCGGCTGCATCGAACCAATCGCCGAGCTCACCGCGTCAGCGAACTCCTGCGGCCCCACATCGGCCCGCACCGGATACGCCTCTTCAGGATCTTCAGGATTCAACGTGGCTGGCTGCTGCAACTGCACACTCGGCAAGCCCGTGTGCTCAATCGGAGGCAACCCAACAACCTCCAGCGACTCTGACGGATCAAAGCCCATCTGCACCAGGCGAGCCAACATTCCGACGCGAGTGTTCTGCTCCGTGATGTTCGCCGCCTCCACGTTCACGTTCGCCAACGGGACGCGATACGAGTCACCACCCTCAACCTGCCGGAAATCCTCCAACCGGCGCACATCGTTGATGCTCATAAACCCAGACTGAAGCGCAGTCGAATACGCGCTGTAACGACTGCCGAGATCGCCGCGCAGCAGTCCATCCATGTTGAACTTGATGAACGCCTCACCAGGCAGCAGCGACGAGTACGCCGATTCAAGTTTCGCCAGGTACGGGCGCAAAGTGTAAACAGCAAACTGGATCGCGTTCTCCTCGTTGCTCGCATATGACTGCACGCCAGGCGCAGCCACTTGAAGCATGTGCTGGGGGACACGGAACGCCCGAGCCACTTCCTCAACCGCGAACCGGCGCGACTCCAGCATTTGCGCCTTCTCAGGCTCAACCTGAGTGCTCACGAACTTCGCGCCACCACCCAGGACGCCGACCTTGTGCGACTTATGAACACCCTTGTGGCTCGCCTCGAAAGTGTCCTTCAACTGGAGCGCCTGCTCTTTCGTGAGCATGGAACTCAACTCAAGGATGCCGGACGCTGTTGATCCTTGACCAAAGAACCTGGCGCTGAACTCATCCAGCGCGGCAGCAATCCCCAGGGTGTCCTTGACCTGATCTATCCGCGACATTCCACGCAGCTCGCCAGGTTTCTTCAACTCGGTGATGTGCAGCATCTCTGACCGCTGCAACGTCACTTTGTCCTCAAAGACGTAAACAACGTCACCGTCAGCGGCTCGCTTGACCTCAATCTTCTTGGGATCGAGGACGACCAGCGCGGTCGGCAAGCCCGCGTTGCGGCCCGACTCCGAACGATAAACACGCACGAAAGCGTTACCATCCAGCAGCAGCGAGATCATCACCTGAGCGACGTGATCCTCACGAGTCGTCCCCGCGTCAGGGTTATTCACCCACGCCGGCTTAGGTCGGAAAGGCCGCCGCTGACCATCCTGCCGAACGAACGTGTCAGCAGGCAGCGTGCTTATCGTATCCGACAACAACCGGACAGCAGCGTAAACAGCACCTATCTTCAACGCAGTCGTGTCGTTGATGACCTTCCCGCTAGGGGTCGTCGTCTGAAAGTCAGCGCCACTCGCGAACAAGGTCTGGTAAGAAATGGCACGCTGCTCACCACCGATACCAAGCAAACGACCAATCATTCCTGCTCCCTAAGCAAACCGATCTCCAACAAGAACCCCATCAGGGCGCAGGACAATCCAGCAACAATCAAGCCCGCAGGCCAGTAGATGAAAGTGACACCCACGACAATCGCAACGAGCCCGATGATCTGCAAAATGCTGGGCATGTTTCTCCTATGAGATAAAGAACGGGTCAACCGCTTGCGGCTGCTCAACGTGCGTCATGGCGCGCTGCAAAGCCATGATTGAGGCGACAGCAGCGTCAATCTTCCTGTCGCTGTTCCTGTGCTCTTTGTAGATCCGAACGCCGCGAGCGTCGCTCTTCAAGACGGCGTTGCTGACGTGGCGCGTCAAGGCGGGATTCCCGTCGTGGGTCATCTGGCGCTCAAGCACCATAGTCGTGAACCGTTGCGTCGCCGGCGTCATCCGGCTCGCGCTCTGCGGGAACTCAGTCACCGGCAAGCCCTCACTCGCCAGCAACTCCAACGACCGCGCCCACAAGTGCGGGTCAGCGGTGACCTCCCGAACCGCCCAACGCACACAAGCAGTCCTCACCGCTTCCTCAACATCGAGGATCGGAACAGTCCACTCAGGCTGCCCAGGCGGGCGCTCCCACAATCCCACGACCGCGAGATGCGGGAACTCACCCATCTGCACCGCGACCAGCGCAGTCGCGTCACGCGAATAAGAACCATCAAGACCTAGAACCACGTCGGCACCATCAGGGATAGGCCGACCGTCGTGGCACTCGTCCCAGGCTGCCTGCGGCAACCATTGACCCTGCAAAGACACCGGCTGGTTGAACCAGTAGCGCAGCCACTCAGCCTCACTCGTCTGCGGGTCATCAAACGATTCAGCGATCGCCTCAAGATCCATCCAGCCAGCGGCAGGGCCATAAACCTCACGCAACCCAGCAAGCCGGTCTTTCTTGTTCTTCACACTCCACTTCGCTGCCGCCTGCCTATGGTCGAACAACAGAGCCGAATCCTTGGTGCGACCTTCAGCGACCATCTGCGCGTAAGCGTGCGTACCCTCCGCGACACTCTCTTCACCTGGCGCGTACATCGTCGTCGTTTCGATGCACCAGCCAGCGGCGGTCTTACGTTTCAGCAAGTTCCTCAACACGACCTGATGCAGCCGCTTCAACCTCGGCAACACCCACAGGTGCGTTTCATCGAACACCACGAACGTGGACTTGCCACCATCCTTGCTGGAGTCCGCTGCCGACTCAGGAGTGATCTGCCCGCCATGCGGCAGCACGATCCTCGTCAAGCCCACATCAATCCCAGGGTGCGCCTCCCGCAACGGTTCACTCGTCGCACAGATGTAACGCACAGCGTCATAGGTGTTACCGGCCTGCCCGTACTCAGTGGCGAAACACAACACCTCGGGCCGCTTCACCGGCTGGCCCACCGGCTCGCCTTCCTGGTACTGATAACCCCACGGGCTTACCTCGCCGGCCGTGGCGAAATGCGAGAACCTGACAGGGGCGAACGCTTCAGCCACCGCGAGGAAAGCAGCGAGCTCGCTCTTGGCTCTACCCTTCGGACGAGACAACACAGCCCGACGGACGCGACGCTTCCCAGCCTCGTTGACCTCATAAGACTTCAGAATGAACGCAGCGAACTCATCATCGAGCAGGACACGCTCGCCCTCTATGTCACCAGGCCCATGGCACAGGTGAGTTTCGATCCAGTCAATGATGCTGAGGCCGAGGCTAATCATTCGCTATGGCAACCAGGCGGGCGCGACGATCATCGTTCATCGCCCTAGGCGCTGCCGCCTCTTTCGCCTCAGTCTCCACCTGCATCCGCAGGCGCAACCGATCCTCTGGCGTGCCAGCGAGCTTGCCGACGCGCAGCCGGATCTCAGCCGCCAAGCCAGGGCTACCGTTCCACATCTCCGTGTGCAAGAACGCAGTGTCAATCAGGAAATCCCAGTCGGCAGCGATGAACGTCTGCGCCATGGGTGAGCGCCGCCAGGTGTCAAACCAGGCGATGGTGCGCTCGTGCCAGACACCGTCAGGCAGGTCTGGCCCACGAACCACGCCGTCCTCGCTCACCTTCGTGAACTCGGCCTGACGGCGGGCCGTGTCATTGGGTCGGGATCTCTCCGACTTCGGCGCAGGGCCACGTCCAGCCACGGTTGTCTCCATTCGCAGGTTTCTCACTTGCCAGCCACATCGGGCGGTGTCGTCTGACTTACACACGCAAGAACAAGCGTTGGGCCAGGGTACGGCGCACGCACGCTGCACAACTTTGACCCCACCCTGGGGTTTGTCCCCCCCCTACCCGCCCCGCATCTCGGCGGCGCGACGAATGTTGCAACTTCTGTGAATCTTCAATAGCAGACTGGACGGGTCACGGGGTACCAGGTGGTCGGCCTGCCATGGGTCGCCGAACTTGTCACCGTCGCCGCACCACCAGCAGGGGCCAGCCCCCTCACGAACTTCCTTCGCTCGCTTGGGGTAGTCGCCCCCGTAATGCGGTCGCGGTGCGCGAGCTCGACTCCGCGCAGCCTCCACCTTTCGGTGACAGTCAAGGCACCTGGTCGAGCCCGTGAGTTTGCCGCAGTCAAGGCAAGGGCGCGGCAGCACCCCCACCCTCAGTCCTCTTTGCGAGTCTCAGCAGGCTTGACGACACGGGCCTCCTTAGCCGGCCCCTTCTCCCCAAACGCTTTACGCACCCCCGCCTCGATCAGCGGCATCGCGTCAGCGATTGCGCCAACACTCGGGTCGCCCAGCTCCCCCCTGATGCTTTTCATAACTGTCTCAACGGTCATGCGTTCTCCAAACGTGTCCGACGCTCCAGCAGAGCGTCAGCGAAAGCCTGCCACGCAACCCCACGGTTGCTGGCGGGAACAAGACTCAAGTGCCGCAACGCCTCATCAATCTCATCAACGGTTTCCGCATCAAGCATGGCGATGCTCATACCCAACTCCATGAATGACGAAACCCCCGACCAGAACGGTGAGGGGGTTATGGTTGCAACACTTCCAACGTGTCACATACTACCGCGCACCACGCATTGTCAAGACTTCAGGGGTCGGCGTGTCACGCAGGCGGTGGGTCGAACTCAGGGATCGTCAAGTCACTCATCCCGCCAGGGGTGCGACGCGGCCCACGCCGAATGAACTCCACAATGAACGAGTCCCCACCAACAGCCTGCACCTGCGCGGCGATCTTCTTGCGCCAGGGCTCTTCCGTCACCAGACACGAGTTACACAACCCAGCGTCCGCAAAGTGATAAACGACATAAGGCCGACAACACACCTCACACTCATTCACGCCAGCGCCTCCCTAATCGAGTGAACCTCATACAAGCCGTGAGCGCGTTGGATGCGACCAGCCGCAGCCCAACGGCGCAACGTCGCCGAGTGGACACCTAGCCACTCACTCGCCGCCTCAGGGTCCAGCCACAACTCAGCGTGCCGACTCGATGCCACCACTCGCAGCAGCCGCTCCACCGGCCAGGTAGTCGAGCAGGCTCGGCACGTCACATAGCCGCCAAAGTCCTCGCCGCTCACCCGCAGCACCTGCGCGCATTCGCCATCGTCGGTGTCG